AGATGTTAAACCGTTATATAAAAGAGATTATTGGGATGCAGTCAGGGGTGATGATTTACCTGCTGGCGTGGACTATGCTGTTTTCGACTTTGCTATTAATGCTGGACCAGCCGCTGCTCGTAAAATGATACAGAAAGCTCTTGGTGTAACTGCCGATGGTTCTATTGGTCCGGCAACCATGAAGGCGATTCAAAATGCTGAAGGTAAAGACCTCCTTGAAAAGTTTAGTCACAGTAAAGAAGCGTTCTATAGATCACTACCAACATTTCCAACCTATGGCAAAGGCTGGCTCAAGCGGGTAGCCGATGTGCAAACATCTGCCTCGACCATGATAGGTTAAGATGCCATTACAGAAAATCCAGTTTAAGCCCGGAGTTAATCGAGATCAGACAAACTACTCAAATGAGGGTGGATGGTTTGAGTGCGATAAGATACGGTTTCGTTCTGGATACCCGCAAAAAGTGGGTGGTTGGTTAAGGTATTCACTACTTATTATTCCGGGAATTGTACGACAAGCATTTAACTGGATAACCACAAGTAATGAGAATTTCTTAGGAATTGGGTCAAGCAGAAAGCTATATATCGAAGCAGGTCAGCAGTTATATGACATGACTCCAATTCGACAGACATTTACCTCGCCAGCAACTAATAATTGTTTTACGACCACAAACGGATCTAAAACGGTAACTGTGGCTATTTCCGCACATGGTGGCATAAGTGGTGACTATGTAACCTTTTCAGGCGCTTCAGCAGTAGGCGGTATCTCGGCAACAGTACTTAATGCCGAATATATTATGACTTATGTAAATACTAATTCATTTACGATCACCGCAACAGCGGCGGCTACTTCTACGGCAACAGGTGGGGGAACGGGAATTACTGCGGCGTTTCAGATTAATATTGGTCAAGATAATGGCTCACAAGGCTATGGTTGGGGTGCAAGCGCATGGTCAGCAGGAGCTTGGGGAGCAGGAGCAGCATCGCCGGTATTTATTGCTCAAAGAGATTGGTTTATAAGTAACTTTGATGATGATATGGTTGCTAATGTACGGAACGGCGCTATTTACTACTGGCAATATTCATCTGGATTAGCAACTCGTGCATCATTATTATCCTCAACTACAATAAACTCAGTACCCGCCGCAGATGTGCCGACTCAGGCTATGCAGACTTTAGTATCACAAAATAGTAAACATTTAGTTTGTTTTGGGGCAACGCCGTATGGTGGAGGAGCGTTTGATCCTTTATTAATTAGATGGGCAAGTCAAGATGAGCCAAATATATGGACACCATTAACGACCAATACGGCTGGATTTATTCGAGTATCTCGTGGTTCAAAGATTATTTCTGCCATTGCAACACGACAAGAAATCCTTGTATATACGGAAGGAACGCTAAACTCATTCCAATTCTTAGGTACAACAGACGTATTTGGATTAACTGAGTTATCGGACAATGTATCTATTATTAGCCCAAGATCCGTTGTAGCTGTGAATAATACAGCCTACTGGATGGGACATGATAAGTTTTATGCCTATGGCGGTAGAGTAGAGACTCTGCCTTGCTCATTACGAAACCACGTTTTTGAGAACTTTAATTATGATCAAGCTAATCAAGTAGTCTCAGGAACAAACGAAGGCTGGAATGAAGTGTGGTGGTTTTATCCAACAGCAACTAGTCAGATTAATAATGCCTACGTTATCTACAACCATCTAGAAAAAATTTGGTATTACGGATCGATCCAAAGAACGGCGTGGTCAGATTCATCACTAAGGGATTACCCTCAAGCATTTACTGCAACTTACATTACTGCGTCTATTACTGGAACAACCATGACGGTTACGGCAATTAACTCTGGAGTGTTAAAAATAGGTAGTGTTATAACAGGTGGTGCTGTCTTAACTGGGACATTAATAACCGCACTAGGAACAGGAACTGGTGGGGTGGGGACTTATACAGTAAACATTTCACAGACAATTCTATCTAGTGATCTGACCGCAGACTCTATTATGTACAACCATGAGCAAGGAACAAATGATAATGTATCTGCTATGACTGCATATATTGCCTCGTCCGACTTTGATTTAATTGACGGGGATCAGTTTATATTGACTAAGCGGATTATTCCGGACGTAAGTTTTACAGGTTCTACGGCTACGCTGCCTGAAGTAACAATGACAATTAAGCCACGGAACTTCCCCGGATCGGCATATAGTAATACCGAATCCGCCTCTGTAATACAGACGGCAGTAGACATATATACAGAACAGGTCTTTTTAAGAACTCGTGCAAGACAGATGGCGGTAGAAATTTCATCAAGTAATGTAGACGTTCAATGGCAACTAGGTAGTCCAAGATTAGATGGTAGACCGGATGGGCGTAGATAATGGGGATGCAAACCTTTCGATCTCCAGCCTTACCATTAGCGCCAACAGATTACGATCAAAACCAATTTAATCAGTTAATATCCGTTTTAAGGTTATATTTTACGCAGTTAGACTCAAATACTCCTTTACAGTTGGATGGAATACGGCTTTTAAATTTGCCGACATCGGGTTACAATCTTAGGGAAGGAACAGTCTTTCGGGATGGAGAATACTTAAAGATAGTTCTACCTAATTTTGCATACTTAGGCGGCGTATCGGCAACAGTTAATTTAGGAACAGTGACGGTGACAGTATGAAACCTACAGAAATCATTAATGCGGAATTTCAAAAACTTGGAAAAGATTCAGGTGAATTTTTACGTTTATTAAACGTAGCTATTAATAAAAAAATGGCAATCATTTTACAGGAGGGTGATTCTATTTTAATTCTTCTTACCATAGGTGAAGGTTTAGTTGAGTTACATTTATTCACAACGGAAGGCCCACTAAAGGTTGCACGAGCATTATCAAAGTTTATAGATAAAATCCGCAAGTCTGACCTTAAAGCTGTTTATGGACCAAAAGAAGATGTACCAAATAGTAACAAACTTCAACAAACATTAACCATGTTAAAAACCCTAGGCGTAAATGTACAGCCAAGTGATAATCCAAAATATGAATGGATGGCAAAAGTATGAGATATAACCACGAATCGTATCTTCCGATAGGAGCTTTTCAGCCAATTCTTGGACGCATGACGCTACACGGTGGTGGCGGTGGATTTATAAGTGATATTGTAGAATCTGTATCTGATTTTATTGCGCCTGTAACAGATGCAATTAATGACGCTATTATTCAGCCAGCGTCAGATGTTCTTGCGGCTTCCGATGATTATATAACCCAACCAATTACAGCACCAATTAGCCAAGTAACTTCTGCCTTAGATGATGCAGTTATTCAACCAATAACCGAACCTATTAGTGACGTAGGCGTTGCAATTGATGATTCTGTTAATGAAGTAATTCCTGGAGGGTGGGGAACTTTAGCTCAAGTAGCCGCTGCTATTGCAACAATGGGACAAAGTATACCAATACAAGCAGCCGCCGCAGCAGCCGCAGGAGCAGGTTCTGACTTTGCAAAAAACAAAGATATTAAAAGTGCTGTAGAAAAAGGTGCTATATCAGGAGCAACTAGATACGGTATTGGTACATTAGGTCAAATGATGGGCCCTACTGATGTTCTTTCCGCTGATGATGCCTATATGGGTCAGGCAATGAATAAGTTAAGCGGTGAAGCGGCAGCGGCAGCGATACCAGAAGGTGCAGTAACATCGCTTGTTCCAGAAGCAACAGTACAAAGTTCCCCATATGGTGCTGGCCAAGTTCCATTCGATACAGACGTTCCTGTTTATTACAAGGGCGTAGAAATGACACCTGCGCAGGTGGCGGCGGATAATCCAAATTTGTATTACCAAGGAAAAGCAGACGCACCCGGCGTATTTTTTAATTTACCTAACAAGTTAGTTGGATACAATGAGGTAGATTTAAATCAGTATTATGACTACAAACCTGATGTTGCTATTGCAAGGCAGGCCAATCTTGATTCTGCGTATACACCGTCAGACCCAATGGGCGATTTAATTAGACAGCAACAATTAAATCAATCAATGAACTCGTTTAACGAACTTCCTAATATTAACGGGGTTCCGCAAAGAGATATGGCACAGTTATTAAAGCCTTCGGATACAGCAGATTATCCGTCTAAATATAGCCTAGAAAAAATTAAAGAACTTCCTGGTGGGTTATACGATACTGCTAAGAATTATGTTTCTTCCATGTCATACCCACAACTAGCAATGAGCGCAGCTGGGTTATATGGGCTCTCTAATTTAGGTGGCGGTGGGGGGGATCAACAATCACAAGCGCAGCTAGAAGAAGAAAAAAAGAAAATATATACTTATGGCACGGCAGGACAATCAAGCCCTAACTATTTATTAAAAAATAGAATAAATGCTAGTAATGTTTATAGCCCATCTACTGGGTATCGTCCTTTAACTCGTTATGCGGAAGGTGGAGAAGTGCAAAGTTTTGGTATAGGTGGAAAAATATCAGATG